TTTAATCCTTTTAGTTAATAAAAAGCTTAGGGACTTAAAAGAAATGGTAAAAGTCCTTGAACATTGTATAGCACAAGACCGAGCTTTATTATTGGTAGCAGAAGATATAGATGGTGAAGCATTAGCGGGTTTAATTGTAAATCATGCTAGAGGAACCTTAAAAGTTGCAGCAGTAAAAGCATTTGGCTATGGAGATAAGCGAGAAGCTAATCTTGAAGATATCGCAACTTTAACTGGAGGTCAAGTTGTGGCTCCTAAAAAAGGAATGAAGCTTCAGAATTTTAATGCAGATTGGTTTGGAACTGCTAGATCTGTTACTATCAATAATAAATTTACAACCATTATAGATGGTGCTGGAGATGCTAATGAGATTCTAGAACGTGTCGAAGAAATCAAAACAATGATAGACAATTCAGATTCTCATTATGAAACTGAACAATACCAAGACCGCATGTCTAGACTAGCTGGCGGTGTTGCTGTGATGAGAATCGGAGCAGAATCTGAACTTGAATTGAAAGAAAAGAAAGATCGTGTAGAAGATGCACTGAATGCTACTCGTGCAGCAATTGATGAGGGAATCGTCCCTGGTGGTGGTTCTGCACTAAGATGGGCTGTTAATAACCAAGAGCTTTTAGACCTATCAGTCGACACTGAAAACCGTGACCAGGAGATAGGTGTAGATATTATTCACGATGCATGTAAAGCGCCATTTAATGCTATAATGGAAAACGCAGGACTTAATGCAGATGTGGTTTGGTCTGATATCCATCGTAAAATGACCGAGGAATATTCAGAATCGCCTGATGACCTAATTTGGGGCTATGATGCAAGGAATGAAAAAGTAGTCAATATGATTAGCGCTGGTATTATAGATCCAACAAAAGTTACCCGAATAGCCCTAGAAAAAGCTTGTTCAGTAGCTGGAACTATGTTAACTACAGAATGCATCGTTACTATAAATAAAGAAGATAAAAAGCAGATGCCTCAGATTCCAGGCATGATGCAGGGATAATATCATGGGAAAACAAATCAACATGGGTCAGCAGCAACAAGTAGCTATCAGCCCAGAAGACTTAACAGACGTAACATGTTCAGAATGTGGTCACCAAGTTTTTACACAGGTATATCTATTTAAGAAAATATCAGCTATATTGTCACCCACTGGTCAAGAGTCTATGATTCCTCTACCAACTTATAAGTGTGACAACTGTGGGCACATTGATAAAGTGTTTCTTCCTAAAGACCCTAGTGATGGATAAAGATAGAATAAAACATCCAAGTCACTATACTGATGGCATTGAAATGTGGGACTATGCGTATTCTCACAGTATGGATTTCTTCGAGGGCAACATTCTTAAGTACGTCACTAGATGGCGGCATAAGAATGGCCTCGAGGATCTATACAAGGCCAAACAGTATCTGGATAGACTAATAGAACATACAGAGAATAAGATCTCGAAATAACGTTTTTTAACGGTTAACATCGTAGTATTTACTAAATAAGTCGTATATTAATAGTATACAAAATAGGTCAAATGGAAAAGCATAACGAATATTATTTTAAAGCTAAGAGGATGGGAAAGAAAACCATTTCTTATAGCCAATTTAATATGTATTCACAATGTCCTAAACACTGGGAATTGCAATACATAAAGAAACTTGGTAAGTGGGATCCTACTATCTATAATGTTTTCGGAACTGCTATACACGAGGTTATACAGGAATTTCTAGAAGTTATGTATGGGGAAACTGCTAAAAAAGCAGAAGCTTTGCCTCTGGCTAAAATGCTAAAGCAAACAATGTTCGACCTCTATAAAAAAGCAGTAGAAAAAGAAAAAGGCAAACACTTTAGCACAGCGGACGACCTTCAAGATATTTACTACCAAGGCGTAGACATTTTGGATTACCTGGTTAAGCATAGGGGCAAGTACTTTTCTAAGAAAAATACAGAGCTTTTAGGAATAGAAATGCCTATTTTTATGGAAACAGAAACTAATTCAAATATAATTGTTTTTGGATTTCTAGATGTGGTTCTTAAAGAAGGCAATAAGATTAAAATTATAGATCTAAAAACTTCTACTTGGGGTTGGTCTAAAGCCGAAAAAAAGAAAAATGGCGATCAGCTTAGACTTTACAAAAGATATTTCTCTAAGCAGTACGATGTTCCAGAATCAGATATAACAGTAGAATACTTAATTGTAAAAAGAAAGCTATATGAAAATATGGACTTTCCAATAAAACGTTTCCAGGTCTACGAACCATCTAATGGAAAACCCTCGCTTAATAAGATGTCTAAAAAACTAGATACCTTTGTAGATAATGTGTTTAATATGGATGGCACATATAAAGCAGATTCAGAATTTCCCGCTATAGCCGGAGAAAAAAACTGTAATTGTCGTTGGTGTCCATTTGCAAAAGATTACGATGTATGTCCGAAAGAAGCTCGTCAAGTCCAGTAAAGGTCGGCATAGTTGGAAGCCGAACATGGCAGAACAAAAAAAAAGTAAAGGAGATGATCTATTCTCTAAAACAAAAGTTCGGAGACCAACTAATAATCCTTTCAGGAGGATGCCCTCATGGAGCAGATGCTTTGGCTAAAAAATATGCTTTGGAGTTTGAATGTTACTACAGAGAGTTCAATCCCTCCCACACAAATAAGAATTTATACTCAGCAATGAATGAAGGTTTTTATGGTAAGACTTATAGCCCAAAAAATTTTTTTCATAGGAATAAGTTGTTAGCAAAGTCTTCGGACTACATCATTGCCTTTATAACTGAAGGTGAAAAATCGGCAGGAAGCCTACACACCATAAAGGAAGCCCATAAATTAAATAAAAAAATAGTTATTGTGTCATGAATAATCTTTTCTAATATATACTTATATATGAGTTATAGGAGAATAAGTTATGAAAAATGCAAAACTGACTTCGGTCAATGTTAACAAAAATAATCATAAAAAGTTTAAAATGATGTCTATAGAAGACAATATGACTTTCCAAAGTTTAGTAAATATAGTCTTAGAAAAGTATGTCCAAGATACTAAATTTAGAAAAATGATTAACGAAAATAAATAGGTTTTAATGAAAAAGAAAATATTACTATTGTCAGATGATTTAAGAATTCCATCTGGTATTGGCACGATGTCCAAATCGTTTGTTATAAACAGTTTGAAAGACTTTGACTGGGTCCAAATGGCTGGAGCAGTCCAACATCCCGAAAAAGGAAAATTTTTAGATCTAAGTGAGCATGTAACTAAAGAAACGGGGATTGAAGATGCATCTCTTGTACTATATCCTGTTACCGGTTATGGAGATCCCAATATTTTAAGAGCTGTAATAGCTAAAGAAAAACCTGATGCAATATTACATTTTACAGACCCAAGATTTTGGGGGTGGCTGTATGATATGGAGCATGAAATACGCCAGAATATTCCCATTATGTATTATAATATATGGGATGACCTTCCATATCCACATTGGAATGAAAATGCTTATGAATCGTGCGACATGTTAATGGCAATATCCCAGCAAACATATAATATAAATAAACATGTCTGTGTTAGAAAACCTAGAATTGAAGGTAAAGACCTAACATATGTCCAACATGGTATAGACGAAACCATATTTAAGCCGCTACCTCAGGACGATACAGGACTATTAGAATTTAAGCAAAAGCTATTCGGAAATAAAGAATATAGTTATATTGCTCTTTTCAACTCTAGAAATATTTTAAGAAAACATCCTGCCGATCTAATATCAGCATTTAATTCGTTTGTATTGTCAATTCCAAAAGAAGCTAGATCTCAAACAGCACTAATACTTCATACGGATATAGTAGACCAAGCGGGAACAGATTTAAAGGCTGTGGCCCAAAAGCTAGCTAAGGATTCCGACATTATATTTAGTAATGGCAAGTTAGAACAACAACAATTAAATTATCTATATAATATAGTAGACGTTATGTGCAACCCATCATCAGCAGAAGGGTTTGGATTAACTCATATGGAAGCTATAATGACTGGTACCCCAACAATAGCATCAGTTATAGGAGGATTACAAGATCAAATGG